ACTCGGTGCCCTCCAACACAACGTGGGACTCCCCGGTCACCTCGATAGGATCCCCGGAGGGAACAGTCAGGTCCGTCGCCCCTGTGATGGGGTCGATGACCTTCAGGTAGTCCCCGGCCTCTGTGGATCGGCCCAAGCCCAACGGGTAGCCGCCCGGGTAGAGCTTGTACGCTGTAGAGGACACAACCCCCGTCACGCCCCCCTGCAAGGACAGAACGTCGCTCACCGGCTGACGGGGGAACACGTAGCGGTCGCTCGTGCGATAGCGGTAGGCCCCACGGAACACGTCCGTGACGCTGACGTTGGCCGGGTCATTGTAGGCGGAGGACAGTTGGATGCCGTCCGGCGGGATGATCGTCACGTCCGTAAGGTCGAACACCCGGCCCGTCGTCTCGTCCGTGAACTGGAAATCCCAGGTGGGCTTGTCCAGCATCTCGATGAGGGGGTTGTCGGTCGTCAGGCTCGGGTTGACCGCCCGGAACTTGAGGTTCTGGATGTTCCCCACGGGCTCAAACTGGCCGTACCTGTCAGCCGCCTGCACGATCTCAAAGCTGAAGGCGAAGCTGTCGGTCACCGTGGCCAGGTTCTGCCCCCGGACCCAGACGTCCACTTTGCCGCCCGTGTGCCGCTGGAGGTCCGTGTCCCAGTCCCGCTGCATGAGCGGGTGTCCGGCGTCTACGACGTTGACCTGGAGGACCCCCGGCGTGTCGATGGCGATCTGCGTGTAACCGCGGTACCGACCCGAATCCACAGAGGACAGGAGGCCGTCGGCCCGGACTGCAAGCTCCCGGTTCGACTCTTCGTCCCGGCCACCGAACGTGGCGGCGCTGTTGGCGCAAAGCACACCAGGAGGGCCGTCCACCATGGTGTTGATCTGACCCGCCGCCAGGTTCCCTGCGGTTCCGGGCTGCTCCGCCTGGATGAACACGGTGATCGAATACCGGCCCGTGGCGGGGTCGTAAGAGGACCCCGCACCGGACGGGGTGATCTCACCCGAAGAGGTAGCCCTGAAGCTCGCTGACCCGCCCTGAGCCTTCTGTCCGATGACAACAGTACGGGTCGTGTTGGGGCGGGCTGTCGTGAAACACGCCAACTCTCCCCGTGCCCTGGACCCTGTGTGCCGGATAACGCCCCTGCGGGACGCCAACTGGTCGAAGGCGTTATTGATCATGTTCTGGACGTCGATGTCCGTCCGCAAGTAGAACGACTGCTTCAACGCCAGCTTGTAGGCCGACTGCGTGACCGGGATGGGGTCTCCCGTGTTACCGGGGTCGTCAATGGCCAGCAAGGTGGCGAACGACTGGGCCGCCTGCAAGAACCCGATGATGAACCGGATCCGCTCGGCCTCCGTGGCGAAGGGCTCGATGAAGGTGTCCCGCAGGACTGTTCCCGGCTTCACGTCCAACTCGGGCTGCGTCCTGTAGATGGAGAGCACCGTGTCCTGCACGATCTGCTGGTGTGTGACTACGGGAAGCTGCGTGATCGCCGGGGTCACGATGATCGGGTCTGCCGCCACCTCGGGGCTGAAAACGGACTCGTACTCCGCCCCATTGATCAGGTAGACCGCTGTGACAACGTAGTACAGGGGATCCGTCTCCGGGATGGCCAGGAACTCCGAGTTCGGGATGGCCGGGTTCTGCGAGGACGTAGACGTAGAGCGCCTGTCGTGCGTGAACGAATACCGGGTGATCTGGCTGATGGCGTCCACCTGGAGGGTGGTCTTGAACCGACTCACCGTCTCAGGGATGCCGATGACCTCGTTGTAGTCCGCCTCGATAGGAGCGTTGAACTTGTCGACCTGCGTGCCCTGCACCCGGAAGTAAAGCGGGTCGGCTGCTGCGGACCCATCCAGGTTGGTCGCCACCGTGGAATCGACGGTCAGTTCGCCGAGGGTGCTGGTGTCCTCTACGATGTCCCCGGTCGAGACCATCTCGGTGTTGAGCCGGTAGTAGCCGGTCGTTCCACCGCCAGGAGACACAGAGGCGTAGAAGTGATAGCCCACGACGTTGCTGTCGTCGATGCCGTCCACATGAACGGTGATGATGCGGTCGCCCCGTTCCACGTAGATGCCCGAGGGTGCGATGACCAGGGCCTGTACGTCCCGGTCGAGGGACAGAATGGCCTCCGCCGACGCCGGGTTCGTTGTCGACCCGCTGGAGAGGATGGAGCGAACGAGCACGGTGTTGCTACCGGGCAACAGGTTCAAGCCGTTGGGGTACGCCGACGGGTTCGGGACGGTGAACGAGGTCCCCTCGAACAGGATCATGTCCGGGTCAGAGGTAAAGGCGGCCCCTCGCACGGAGACCTGCATGTCCACCGTGAGGGCGTCCATCGTGCCTGTGAAGAACCGGGAGGAAATGTCTGTCGTGAAGATGAACTCCTCACGCAGCACCCCATCCGGGCCCAAGAACTTGGGTGTCGCCATTATCTGCCCCCGTTAATCTGGGCCACAGCCGAGTTCGGGATGTTAACCACGTCCTTCTCGGCCAACCCGGCGGCTTGTTGCCCTAGCATCAGCCCGTTGGACCCCATTGTCGCCACCACCCCCGGCACCGTGAACACGATGGGAAGGTTGATGGGCTCCGCAGCAGCGTTCTGGACGGTCACATCCAACAGGAACGTCGTGGGGTCCTGCTCGTGCGGGGCCACACGGACGCCCAGGACGGCGTAGAGCCGCTCCTTGAACGTCACCGACTGGTACTTGCTCTGTGACTCTTGGAGCGTCTGATAGCGTGCCAGGGCCCGCCTCACGTCCTCATTCAAAAGGGACGCCACTCCGCCTAGAGCCTTGCTCCCAATTCGGGAACTAATCTGCGACCCGTACCAAGGGAAATAGGGGTTGGAGCCCCTGTCCGTCAGCAGGATCTTCATGACGGCCTGGTACAGGAGGGACTCATTCTCAATCATGAGCGTCTGCCCTGCCAGGTCGTACCTGTAATCGTTCTCAACGTAGGACGCCCCACAGCGTAGACAACGCTGTGGTGGGACCGTGTAGGACACCGCAAAGGTCGGGTTCGTCCGTACCGGCTCGTTGAATATGGGATACCTGTTCGTGATCGTGTCCGGGCGCACCTGGAGCGTCCAGCCAGGGTATAGCCTCCGTCCTGACGCCCGCCACGCCGTACCTGTCCCGGCGCAGTTTCCCACCTTGGAGGGCGTGCCGAACCCGAGGCTTTTGGCCGCCGTGCCCGTCACCTTGACGAAGGAGTCGATCCCAACCCTGGAGGTGTCCGTGAACACGAGGTGCCCGTTGATGCTCTCAGGGAGGGCCACGGTAAACTGCTGGCGCAACAGGTACTGAACAACCTGGTCGGCGGTCAGCCGCTGTACGTTGGACGTACCGAAGCCGACTGACTCGCTGCCCCGAGGCGTCTCTACCGTGAGGGTGTCCTCGTTGGCCGTCAGGTCGTAGGGGCCGGACTCGGAACTGAATAACTGGGCCGACACGTACAGGCCGCTCTGCGGGATGACCAGTTCGTCGTTGGCCACGATCCGCACTGTTCCGGCTCCGCCGACGGGCTGTTTCGTCGGAAGAGACACCCGGTCTGTGCCTAGAGCTACGTTTTCCTCTAGGGTCAAGTGCGGACAGTGCCATGCCAGTTGTACGTCACGACTCATGCGTTACCCCACGGGTCTCATTGAGGGCATGGTATAGGCAGGACACCGGCTCACCCCTTCGAGTCACGCATGGTCTCGGACCCCGTATCCTCGAACGTGAACCGTAGGAAGGACAGGTCCTGCCGTGCCTTAAAGTTTGACACGAATCCGTCGGCGTCCTTTTCATAGAGCACCTCGTACATGTCCTGCACCATGCTCTGCACTCTGAAGGAGGGCGTAAACCTGTCCTCATCGAACGTGGACAGCCCGATGAGCGCCCCGCCGAACGCCTGCATCAACACGTCATCCCGTTCCCGCTCCAACTGTTCCCGAAGGTCACAGAGCTTGATGATCCGCCACTCAATGTCCTGCACCCGCTCCTTGATGGTCTGGTTGGCCCAGGCTCTCATCTGGTGCATGTACCGGACAATCGTGTTGGAATCGTAGGCTCCACGGTCGATCCGGCCACCCTGTCGGGCCGGGGCGTAACCACTGTGCCGGGGCATACCGCCGGAGCCCTGTTCGTACCCCGTGCGCTCCCCCTGCTTGGGGACGGGGTCATTGGTGTCAACGGACCTGGGGGCGATGATGCCGCCGTAGGGGTACTTCTCGGACACGATGAACGTGCCGTCCTCTTTCTCTTCGATCACTTCCGTGGCGTCCGGGTGCAGGAACGGGGAGATGTCCGTCGGGTTGCCGCCCTGTGCCACGTAGGCCCGGATGAGGCGCTCCAAGGAGGAGTTCTTGGTCACAGTGAACCCTGCACGGTCCTCGGTCGCCCGGATATTGCCCTCTGCGTCCTTCTCCGTCTGGTAGGACACGGTCACCATGCCGATACGGATCACCTCGGCGTTGATGGTTGCGATTCTGGCAGCCACCTCACGGCGGTTCCTAAGCAACCAGCTTGAGTAGGAACGGAAGTAGCCAACCGGCCACACCCCCATCTTGGCAAAAGACGCCATGCCTACCTCCTACAACACATCAGGGGGTTCCGTCGGCGGGATCGGAACGTTCTCGGGGATGGCGTCCACACTGAAGATCGGAGCGGGCAAGCTGTCCTGGCTGGACATGGTCTCGCCCTCCCCGGGCTCACCCTCCTCTGTATCCAGGAGCATCCGAATCATATCCATGGCGATGGCGGGTCCATACGGGATCACCACAGCCAAGCCCGCACCGTAAGCCAGGGGACCGTCTGAGGGCTTATTCTTCGCCGACACGAGTTCCGAAAGGACCCCTCCCGTCCCGTCGGACACCAGCGCCAGGGCCGAACACTTCGGGATCTTGAAGGAGTAGCCCAGCAGAGCCTGGATGATGGCGTTGATCCGCTTGATCAGTTGCTGAAGCTCGATGATCCGGGCCTCGATGAACTCGATGTACTTGAGCAACGTGTCCAGCACGGACTTCAGCGACTTGGCGATGGCCTCGATCCAGTTCTGGAACACGGTCAGGAACTCTTCGATGGCCGGGTACTGGTCCAGGAACCGGATTGCGATCCATTCCCCGTCCTCCGGCGACCGGCGAATAGCGGACGCTGCAACCCCAAGGGCCATGGCGGCCTCCTGGTACAGAATCCCTCCCTGGTACTTGGCCAGGAGCCCCCGCACGTAGCAGATGCCGAAAGGCCGGGTCGCCACCTCCAGATTGTCATAGTCCTCAAGCACATGGCGGTTGACCACGAACACGGGGGACACGTCAGCGGACCCCTCCACGCTCTCAAACCCACCGATCCGTGACAGGTAGGGGCCGAACTTGGGGTCGACCAGGATGGAACCGTCCTCCTGGACGCTCTTCTCATACGCACCCAGCACGGAGCGGGACACGGTCGCAAGGAACTCCTCCACATCATCAGCCTCAACGGCCATGGGGAGCTTGAATGAGGTGTCCCCCACGCCGAGGGTAGCTACCAGCATGTCGGGGTCCCGGTCGTAGAAGATGGTCGGCGGACTCTCGAACTTCAGCGTCGGCGTGAACAGGTCCCCGACGATCTCCTCGTTGATGTCCATGCTGTACGGGTTGATCGCCAGCCCCGTGTTCCTGTTGTTGTCTTGCAAGGACTCCAGGGGGCGCAAGAGGCCGGTCAACTGAGGAATGCCCGGGGCCAACTCGGGGTGGACCTCTTTGAAGATGTCTGCCCATGTGACGGTGCGGAGGTTCTCTGTGGCCTCCACGATGGCCTTCTCAGCTTCGGGCATCGGCCCGGTCTTGGAGTAGATGTCCTGAGCCGCCCGGTCGATCTGCTGGAGCAGGTCCGTGCGGAAATCCAACGGGGAGAGGTCCTTCTCCTCGACCTTCTTGCGGTACTCAGGGTACAGCAACCCGTTGAGATGTTGGAGTTTCTCCAACCCACGCCGGTTCTTGACCACCCCACTGATGATCTGTGTGCCCTGCTCGATGGCCTTCTTCGTGTCCGCTGTCAGCGTGCTGTCCAACTGATCGAGGGGAACCAGGTCCGGGCGGGTCAGGAACAGGATCATCAAGGCTGTCCGCAAGGCGTTGAGGTACTCCTCTGAGTACGCCGTCGGGAAGGTCACCGTCCTGGCGTCTGAGTAGGACGACACGAGAAACTCGGAGTCCACGGTCGGAACGACGGGGAGCTTCGGGGCATCCTTGACCTTGCCGAACTCCGGCAAATCATACCGGAACCCGCCTGCGCTATCCTCGGGGGCATTGGACACGGACGTGGCGGCTATCCTCACGTACACCAGCCCTGCGGGCTTATCTTCTACCTCCAGGGTCACTAGGCCCGTCGCCGCATCCATCTTGGGGGTGGCGTGCCACGGCATGTCCTCCCACTTGAGCAGTTCGGAGTACTCTCCCATGGCCCACTGTGTCAGTGACGCCGAAAGAGGCACAAAGAAGGATCGCTGAAGGACGTAGCTGCCTTCCTTGTACAACTCCTCCAGGGGCACGACACTGTTGTCCGGGAGCTTGGCGTAGATCCGGGTCACCCCGTTCTTGACCTTACCGCCGTCGATGTTGGCATTGTAGGCCAAGGCGTCATCCAAGGAGAGCATGGCTGTTCCGCCGTGCAACACGATGGGCCGCCCGTCGATGTCACGGACCTGGCCGAACTCTCTTGGCTGTGCTTGGCCACTGCTGCCTGTATCCTCTGTCCCTCCGGCGGCCCTGGGGCGGTCGTACACGAGGGGAAGGCCGTCCTTGATGGTCGACACCGTGACCAGGAACCCACCAGGCGGAAGCGGCGGGAAGGGCATCAAGGGGTTCTTCTTATTGACCGCAGGAACCTTCCACGCCACCTGTGCCACGTTGGGCGGTGTGCTCTCCAAGGTGAAGAACGACCCGATGTCCCCGAACTGGAGGATGTTGCTGGTCTCAGCAGCGTCCAGGCCGTACTTGAGGCTCGTGATGAACGGGACAGGCGGCCCAGAGGCGTCGCTGTAGGTCTGGTTGAAGTACGAGATCAACTGCTTGATGAACTTGATGAGCCTCTGAATGTCCGAGATGTCCACGGACAGGTAGAAGAAAACGCTCAGGACCTCAGTTCTGCTGGTCACGTCCGGGCGTGTCGGGTCCGTGGTGTCCGTCAACCGTGCAATCATCCGGCGCTCGTACTCAGCGAACCCACCTACGAGATCATCGTAGGGGTAGTTCATCAGCTTCCAGTCGCCTGTGATG